CCCATCCACGTGTGAGGGAAAATTTAAGAAAAAGCCTTAATAGGGCGCATTTGCCTAAAGTCATCCCCGGATATGCCCCGGGGCGGGCATTTGCTTTGAAAATTGGGATATGCGGAAGGCATGTCCCTTTTTACAAAGGAGATGCCAAATGAAAAGCAAGCAAGGATATGGAAGAACTAAAATAGAATTAGAGATGCGCCATAAAAAAATGGTGCAAATGTATAAGCGGGGCATGCCAATATCCGCGATAGCAAAAACATTGGGCTATGTTGGCAATAGCACAGTTTACAGATACCTTGAATCCGCCGGATATCTAAATGTGCAGCTTACATTTTGCCAATGCAAAGCATGTGGTGTGCTTTTTGTCCCTAGTGTACGAGGGACTAGAGACAGAAATACAAATGCCCCAGTGTATTGTAGTAAAAAATGTGCAAGAGCAGTTTCCCGGAAAAAGGCTGATGCAAAGCGCCGAGAAATAATTGAAAGCAGTCATGACGAGATAAGCCTGACGGAGCTGTATCGAAGAGATGCCGGTATATGTTATTTGTGTGGTGGAAAATGCGATTACAGGGATCGAATAATTGCGAAAGATGGAAAGACAGTAATATGCGGGAACTTATATCCAAGCATTGATCATGTAGTCCCTCTTAGCCGTGGCGGCACACACACATGGGGAAATGTTGCTCTAGCACACAGGATGTGTAATTCTGTGAAAAGCATAAAAGAGCAACCAGAGAGGGGCATACATGAAAGCATCGTATTGGAAAAGTCGAATTAAAAAGGCATGCGAGGCAGTTGGTACGTATGATCCAGCGTTTGATCAGCCTATAAAGGCGCTTGCAGAAATATTGGAGCAACGGGACAATGTAATTGCTGTTTATGATGGGAACCCGATAGTTGAACATACAAACAGCCACGGAAACACTAACAAAAGCAAAAATCCTGCTTTGCAATTATGGAATGATCTAAATACTACGGCATTAGCTTACTGGCGTGAACTTGGCTTGACTCCGTCGGCCTATAAAAAGACCACCGGCGGCGCGCCGGGTAAGGATGAAAAAGGAAGCGCACTGGTGGAAGCGCTTAAAGCGCTGTCATGATTAAGCGCAAAAACTGGGCGGTGGTCATGGAGTACGCGGAGGGTATCCGCGACGGCAGGATCAACGTGAACCGCGACAGGAAGCTCATGGTTGAAAGGTTTTTCCGCGATCTGGAAAATCCCGCCTATGAGATGGACTCAAAAGGCCCGGAGTTTGTGATCGGCATCATCGAGCGCACCCTATGCCACCAACAGGGCGAGGCGCTGGATGGCACTCCGATGCGAGGCAAGCCGTTTTTACTTCAGCCATTCCATAAGTTTATCATTTACAACCTTTTAGGCTTTAAGTTAGCAGGAACGGACATAGTAAGATTTCACGAGTCGTTGATCTTTCTGCCGCGTAAAAACGTAAAAACGAGTTTCGCAGCGGCGTTGGCATGGGCACTGTCCCTGTGGTATCGCCAATCAGGTGCAAAGACTTATGTGGTTGCTGCTGCCATGCTCCAGGCGTTGGAGACGTTTAACTTTTTAGCTTATAACGTCAAACGCATGGGAGAAAGCGATAAAACTCCTGGCGGACATGTCCATGTTATAGACTATGCAAATGAGCACTCCATGGCGGCAACGCTACCGGATGGATCTTTTTCTATACGCGCCTTGGCCGCCAACCCGGACGCACAGGACTCCCTCAACTGCAACATTGCTATCTGCGACGAGATCCACGCCTTTAAGAGCCCGAAGCAGTATAACCTGTTTAAAGAGGCCATGAAGGCCTACACAAACAAGCTCATGATCGGCATTTCTACAGCCGGCGACAACGAACAGGCTTTCCTTGGACAGCGATTGAAGTATTGCCGGAAGATCCTGGATGGTACGGTGGTGGACGAGCAATATTTTGTGTTTATCGCCTGCGCGGATCCGGATCCGGAGACCGGTGAGATCGACTACACCAACCCAAAGGTCCACGAGATGGCCAATCCGAGCTATGGGGTGACGATCAGGCCCCAGGACATCCTAAACGATGCCCTCCAGGCCGAGAACGATCCGCAGCAGCGCAAGGACTTTTTCGCAAAGTCGCTGAACGTATACACGAGCGCAATGAAGGCCTATTTTAACCTGGACGAGTTCCGGCGCTCCGACCAAAAATACAACTGGACAATCGACGAGCTGGCCAAGCTCCCGATCGACTGGTATGGCGGCGCTGATCTGTCGAAGATGCACGACTTAACGGCGGCTGTTTTGTATGGAAATTATCAAGGCGTGGACATCGTGATCCCTCATGCGTTTTTCCCGATCACGGCAGCCTATGAAAAGGCCGACAAGGACGGGATCCCGCTCTTTGGATGGCTGGACGATGGGTGGCTTACTATGTGCAACAGCCCCACGGTGGAGTACAGCGACGTCGTGGGCTGGTTTAAGGAGATGCGCGACAAAGGGTTTAAAATCCGGCAGGTTGGCCACGACCGGAAGTTTGGACGCGAGTATATCATGCTGATGAAGATGGCGCACTTTTCGGTCATCGACCAACCGCAGTATTACCACGTAAAGTCCGAGGGCTTCCGGCATATCGAAAAGGCCGCCAAAGACGGCACGCTATACTACTGTCATTCAGAAGCCTATGAGTATTGTGTCGAGAACGTGAGGGCGGTGGAAAAGACCGACGACATGATCCAATACGAAAAAATACAGCAGGAGCACCGAATTGATATATTCGACGCTTCTGTTTTTGCGTGTGTGCGGTATCTGGAAAATCTGGAGAAAAAGAAAAAAGCCGCCACATGGTGGGGTGAAACCAAATGAAAAAACGCAGAAACACAAAAGCGCGGGCATGCGCCTGCCCCACGGCGCAGAAAAGCGCGTGGGTGTACATGAGCGATGAGGATTTTAAAAGCCTTGTCTGTACGGGGTATACCACCCTGGATAAAAATCCGGAGATCGTGACGGCCTGCCGGATGATCGCCACGCTGATCGCGTCCATGACCATCCATTTGATGGCCAACAGCGAGAAGGGCGACCAGCGGATCATAAACGAGTTAAGCCGCAAGATCGATATAAATCCGAACAGGTACATGACCAGATCTGTATGGATGGAAACGATCGTTATGAACATGCTCCTGTATGGTCGTGGAAACAGTATCGTGCTCCCGACCACGGAAGACGGACTCCTGGGAGACATGTATCCGATTGATCCGGGACGGGTGAGCTTTATCGGTGACAATTACGAGTATACGGTCCTGATTGATGGCAAGGAGCGGGATCCGGCGGACGTGCTCCATTTTGTTTTTAATCCGGATCCGGCCACGCCGTGGAAGGGGCAGGGCATTACCGCCCAGATCCGCGACGTCGCGAACAACCTTAAGCAGGCACGCGCCACCGAAAAAGGATTTTTGTCGACCAAGTGGAAGCCGTCGCTGATCGTCAAGGTGGACGCTTTGACAGATGAGTTTGCGAGTCCGGAAGGCCGGAAGCGGCTGGTGGAGGATTACATCGAGACCGCGCAGGCCGGCGAGCCGTGGGTGATCCCGTCCGAGCAGTTTGCCGTGCAGGAGGTCCGCCCGCTGTCGTTAAATGACCTGGCAATCTCCGACACCGTAAAGCTCAACAAGAGCGCCATTGCCGCCATCGTGGGCGTGCCCGGATTTGTCCTGGGCGTTGGCTCGTATAATGCTCAGGAATGGGACAACTTTATCGCGTCCCGTGTCCGCCCGATCGTGAAACAGATCGAGCAGGAGATGACCCGCAAGCTGATCCTGTCGCCAAAATGGTATTGGCGGTTTAATATGCGCTCGCTCTACTCTTACGACCTGCAAAAGATCGCAAACGTTTACAGTGAGCTGTATGTGAGGGGTATCGTTGACGGCAACGAGGTTCGTGATCAGCTCAGCATGGCACCCAGAGAGGGCCTTGACGAGCTTGTGATCCTGGAGAATTATATCCCGCTCAACAAAATTGCCGATCAAATGAAGCTCCAAGGAGGAGAAGACAATGGGTAATCGTGAAGACATGCGGCAGTTGCGAACCGCCGCGACAGAATTTAAAACGAGGGAAGACGGCGAAGAGCTCCTGATCGAGGGTTATTTCGCCGTTTTTGATAGCAATTATGACATCTGGCCGGGCGCATCGGAATCGATTGCGCAGGGGGCCTTTACAAGCAGCCTGGAGCGCGATGATATCCGGGCGCTGACCAATCACAACACGGACTTGGTGCTGGGCCGGACGAAAGCCGGAACCCTGACGCTGAGAGAAGACACGCACGGACTGTGGGGGAGTATCCGGATCAATCCGAAAGATTCGGACGCTGTAAACACAAGAGAGCGCGTCCTCCGTGGCGATGTAAGTCAGTGCTCTATTGGTTTTGAGATCATCCGAGAGGATACCGAATTCCACGAGGATGGCTCAGTCCATTGGACGATCCGCGAGGTCAAGCTGTACGAGGTGTCGGTTTGCACATTTCCCGCCTACACTGAGACTAACGTAAACGCCAGGAAGCGTGATCTGGAAGAAATCCAGAGGCGGAAAGCTCAGGCGTGGGCAGAAAAAGCGAGAAAGCGCTTAAGAGGTGACGAAAATGCTTAAAAGCCTGATGTTAAGACGCAAAATTGACCTTAAAAAGGCCGATTTGGAGACTTTACGGGCAAAAATCGCAGGATTTGAGACCCGTGAAGCGGAAATTGAGGCAGCCATCGCGGAAGCTACCACGGAAGAGGAGCAGAAAACCGTCGATGAGGCCATTAACGCCTTTAACGCCGAAAGAGATGCCGCCATGGCGGAAGAATCGGCGCTTGAAAATGAGGTCGCCCAGCTTGAGGCTGAGCTGACCCAGGAAGAAGAGGCCCAGAGGGCCATCAAGACCGCAGGTGCGGAAAAAAGAGCCGCTGAAAAGCCGGTCGAAAATGGAGGTAAAATCGTGAGAACCAAATTTTTCAACTTGAGCGTCCAGGAACGTGACGCGATGTTTGCACGTGAAGATGTTAAGAACTGGATTGGCGAGATCCGGTCCTGTATCGCGGAAAAGAGAGCTCTTACCAATGTTGGTGTGACCATCCCGGAGGTCTTTTTAGGCCTGCTCCGTGAGAATCTGGAGCGTTACTCCAAACTGTACAGCCGTACCAGTCTCCGCCCGGTGGGTGGTACCGCACGCCAGGCTATCATGGGCACGATCCCGGAGGCCATCTGGACTGAGTGCTGCGCAAACCTTAACGAGCTTGATCTGGGCTTTAGTGATGCCGAGGTGGATTGCTACAAGGTGGGCGGATTTTTTGCCATCTGCAACGCAGTCTTGGAGGACTCCGAAGTTGATCTTGCGGATGAGGTCCTTACGGCCATCGGTCAGGCAATCGGCCTTGCCCTGGATAAAGCTATCCTGTTTGGTCGCAACGCTGCCGGCGCAATGAAGATGCCTAAAGGTGTTGTCACCAGACTGGTAGAGACGAGCCAGCCGGCCAATTATCCGGCGACCGCACGGCCCTGGGTTGATCTGCACACCTCCAACGTGATTACGATCGCAAGCACGTACACGGGTATCGGTCTTTTCCAGCAGATCGTCCTGGCGTCCGGCGCCGCTAAGGGCAAATACTCCCGTGGAGAAAAGACGTGGGTCATGAATGAAACCACCAGAACCAAGCTGATTGCGGAAGCTATGAGCATTAATGCCGCTGGCGCTGTCGTGTCCGGTATTAATGGCACCATGCCGGTAATCGGTGGTGATATCGTTGTCCTGGATTTTATTCCGGATAATGTAATTATTGGCGGTTACTTTGATCTTTATCTGCTTGCGGAGCGCGCCGGCCAGAAGTTTGCGACTTCCGAGCATGTGCGTTTTATCCAGGATCAGACCGTATTTAAAGGCACTGCCCGCTATGATGGAGCACCGCTGATCGGTGAAGCATTCGTGGCCATCGGAATCGGTGGTACCACTCCGAGCGCGAGCATGACCTTCGCAGCGGACGAGGCTAACAACGTGCAGTTTATCCAGATCAATACCGCGACTGCGGCAGTAACCGTGGGCAACACGGTTAAACTGTACGCGATCACCTCTCCTGGTAATGCGGCTGTAACCTGGACGTCCGGCACGCCCGCCAAGGCAACCGTTGCAGCTGATGGTACTGTTACCGGCGTTGCAGCTGGTACCTCCGTGATTACGGCTACTGCAAACGGCAAGACCGCAAGCTGCACCGTGACTGTATCGTAGAGGATGGTGACGCGGCATGAATGACGCAAGCATTTTACTGGCCTTAAAAAATAACCTGGACATCATCCCGACGGACACGACCCGCGACGACTACCTTAAGCAGCTCATCGCAGCGGCCAAGGCGATGATTAAGCGGGAGGGCGTGACGCTGAGGGGATCCATGGAGGATGGCCAGCTGATCGTCATGTATGCCGCTTATATGTACCGCAAGAGAGCCGACTCGGAGCAGACCATGCCACGGATGCTCCGGTGGGCGCTTAACAATCGGGTATTTGCCGAGAAGATGGGAGGCTGATAGGCATGAGGCGAGACGCAGGAATTGCGACGATTTACGCCAAACGGGAAACCGCTGAGGCGGGCCTTATGCCTCAGCCTGTCTGGGACGTCGTTAAGGCGCAAAGCTATTACGCCACCCGCACCGTCGGCGTGACGCGCTACTGGGTGGCCCAGGGTCACAACGATCAGATCGACCTGCTGATCCGGATCGACCGCAACGCCTCCATCTCAACGCGTGACCGGTGCTATTTATCGCCGTGGACGATCGAGACGGCAGATGGCTGGTATAAGATCCTCCAGGTGCAGCACGTGACCGACGAGGATGGTCTTTTGGCCACGGAGCTCAGCCTGGAGCGGATCGAGGAGGTGGAGCCATGACCTTGACGGATAAGCTCATGCGGATCCGGGACGCGCTTGTTCCGGTGACAACCAACGTCTATCACTACTGGCGCACCAAAGTGGCCCCGCCTTATCTGATCTGGGCGGAGGACGCAGAGGAGTCATCCTTTGCGGCTAACACCTGCAAGGTAGAGCAGCAGATCCACGGCACGGCGGACTATTTCACAAAGGTCGAGTTTGACCCGGTGATTGACGCCATCCAGGATGCTCTTGAGGAGGCTACCCACACAGGATGGAGCTTGTCGGCTGTCCAGTGGGAGGAGGAGACGGGCCTGATCCACTATACCTGGGATTGGTGGGTGGTGTAGATGGCAAAATTTAGAGTCGGATCTGACATAGGCGAATATATCGACAACCTAGAAAAGCTCTCCAAAGCGTCGGAGAAAACGATTGGCGCGGCGATCTATGCCGGCGCAAAAATCGTGACCGACAAGATCCGGAGCGAGCTGGAAAAGATCCCGGTGGAGAGTTCCACCGAGGCCGCCAAGGCCGGGCGCATGATGACGGGCCTCACCTCCGCTCAAAAGGGCGGTCTGCTTAAGGGCCTAGGTATCACGAAGATGCAGCTCCGTGACGGCACCTATGACGTTAAGGTGGGTTTTGATGGCTATAACACCACTTACACTAAGCGGTGGCCTAAAGGACAACCAAACGCCATGATCGCGAGATCGCTGGAGGCGGGGACGTCTTTTAGGACTAAAAACCCCGTGATTAGCAAAGCGACCCGGGCGGTAAAGACCGAGGCGGAGATGGCGATGGCACGAGCCTTTGACGAGGCTGTGCAAAAAGAGTGTAATTTTTAGGAGGCTGAGATATGGCAGCTGGAAAAGTATGCACGGGCTTTAGCAAGCCCTATGTGGCGCTGTACTCCGAGTCTAGTGGCACGATCTCCTATACCAGCGGGCAGCAGCTTGCCCGAGGCGTAGACGTGTCCATTGATCCGGAGAGCGCGGACGATAACGATTTTTACGCGGATAACATCAAAGCCGAATCCGCCGGCAAAAAGTTTACAGGCGGCACCGTGACGCTTACGGTGGACGGTCTTTTGGTCGCCGCCGAAAAGCTGATCATGGGACTGCCTGATCCCGCAAGCGGCGCGGAGTGGATTCCTTACGACGATGACCAGGAGGTGCCCTACGTGGGGATTGGATTTATCGCCCGATACATGAGCGGTGGCGTTGAGTCCTGGGCGCCTGTAGTCCTGGCAAAATGCATGTTCAACCAGGTCCCGCTGTCCGCTGCGACGCAGGAGGAGGAGATTGACTGGCAGACGCAGGAGCTCTCCGCGTCCATCTATCGCGGCGACGACGCAAAGCACACGTGGAAATATGTACCTGCTCAGGACTATACCACAGAAGCTCTGGCAGAGGCCGCGTTAAAGTCTAAGCTGGGAATCTCGTAGATCCGGCGGAAAGGACACCATGGACGAAAGCAAGAAACTTACGTTAAACGACCGTGAGGTCGGTTTGTATTACTGCCTTGGCGCATCCAGAGAGCTTGCGGCGCTTACCGGAGGACTCGAGCATGCCAAGGAGTATTTAAACGGCAACAGCACAGAGATCATGGACAAGACCTGCAAGATCATCTTGCTCCTCAATAGGTGGTGGTGCAAGGCAGCTGCGTGCAACGGCACGCAGGTGGAACCGATCACGCAGGACGAGCTTGATCTTTACTTTGATCCTGCACAGATGCCCGACTATGTGGCCGCGATCAGCGCGGCCATCGAAAAGGGCACTAAGAGGATGGTTAAGACCACCCCGATCCCCACAAAGGGAAAAAACGCGGTAAGCGGGCGCAAGCGATCAAGCTGACGCCCGCTTGGCTTTTGTACGCAGCCTTGGCATGGTTTGGCTTAAGCCGTGCCGAGGCTCTTTTAATGCCCATCGGAGAGCTCCGGGATCTCATGGATCTCCGGGCGGTAGACATGGGCCTGGCAAAGATTAAAGACACCCGGAAAATGACCTTTGATGAGGTCATGGCCCTGGAATAGAGGGGTTTTATATGGCTATTAACATCGGGCCCCGGATAGGGGTTGACGGGGAAGCGGAGTACCGGAAACAGCTAAAAGAGATCATAGCGGAAACTAAAACATTAGATTCCGAAATGAAAAAGCTGGAGTCAACCTTTGATAAGGACACCTCCGTAAAAGAAAAAAACGAGAAAAAGACGGAGCTCTTGACTAAACAGCAGGAGCTCCTTAAAAAGCGCGTTGAGGAGTGCCGGAAGGGCGTGGAACAGGCCACGCAGAAATACGGCGAGAACTCCGAGACCACCCAGAAGTGGCAGCAGGCCCTTAATAACGCGGAGACGGAGCTTAACCAGGTCAACGCCAAGTTAAAAGACACAAGCGGCATAAACGCGTGGAAGGCCGGCCTGGACGAGATGGCTGGCAAGCTCCAGACCATCGGGGACGGAATGAAGAACGCAGGGCGCACGATGTCCACGTTTGTGACGGCCCCGCTTGTCGCGCTTGGCACCAAGGGCGCCATGTCCTTTGCAGAGGTCGATAAGACCATGCAGCTGGTCGAGTCTACGATGGGAGACGCCAAGTGGGCCACGGCGGATCTGGGGGCAGCCATGGAGACTGCTGCCGCAAACAGCGTCTATGGTATGAGCGACGCGGCTACGGCAACGCTTAATTTTGCGCGTGCCGGACTTGACGCAGCCCAGGCGGCGGACGCCTTAGCCCCAGCCATGAACCTTGCAGCCGGTGAAGGTGGCAACCTCGACACGGTATCCGCTGGCCTTGTGGCAACGATTAACGGTTTCCAGGGATCGTTCGCGGACACGGCGCATTATGCCGATGTATTTGCAAACGCGTGTAATAACAGCGCCTTGGACGTGGACAGCCTGAGTGAGTCCATGGCCATCGCGGCCCCGGTCTTTTCGGCTGCCGGCTATACCGTCGAGGACGCGGCGCTCATGATGGGCGTAATGGCAAACAACGGAATTGCGGCCAATGAGGCGGCCACGGCCTTAAAGACCGGTTTTTCCCGCCTGGTGTCTCCGGCGGACGACGCCGCAAACATGATGGACAAGCTGGGGATCTCCCTGACGGACGAGCATGGCCAGATGAAAGACCTTGCTCTCGTCCAACAGGAGCTCCACGACTCCTTTGCAACGCTTACCGAGGCGCAGCAGCTTGAGGCGGCAAGTGTGATCTTTGGCAAAAACCACATGGCTAAGTGGTTGGCGCTGATCAATACCGCCCCGGGCGATGTCGCGACATTAAGCGCAAGCCTGGAGGCAGAGGGTACCACGACGGAGATGGCCACCGCCATGATGAGCGGATTCGGCGGCTCCCTGGAAAAGCTGAAGTCCTCCCTTGACGTGGCGGTTACTTCCCTGGGCGAGGCCCTTGCCCCGGTGATCCTTAAGGTGGCGGACGCCATCCAGGGCGCCGTCGATTGGTTTAACAGCCTGGATGACTCCCAAAAGCAGACCATCGCCACGATCGGCCTTGTGGTGGCGGCGATCGGACCGGTGCTTATGATCATCGGCACGCTGATCTCCACGATCGGCAGCGTCGTGTCGGCTGTTGGCGTTGTAGGCGGTGCGCTGTCCGGCGTGGCGCTTGGGCCGATCGCTTTGGTGGTCGCGGCGATTGCCGGACTGGTAGCCGCTGGCATTGCATTGTGGCAAAACTGGGACACGATTAAGACCAAGGCGTCGCAGATCTTTGATGGTATCAAAAACACGATTAAGAGCGCGATCGACAAGATCAAAAAGCTCTTTGATTTCAAATGGGAGTTCCCTAAACCTAAGATGCCGCACTTTTCGTGGCACTGGGCGGACATCGGCGGACTCCTCCAGATCCCGATGATAGACATCGAGTGGTACGCCAAGGCCATGCAGGGCGGCATGATTTTAGACCGGCCAACGATCTTTGGCGCGTCCGGCGGCCAGCTCCTGGGAGCCGGTGAGGCTGGATCTGAGACGGTGGTCGGCACCGGATCGCTTATGAGCATGATCCGGACAGCCGTGCAGGAGTCCATGGGCTATGTGCCCGCAGGCGACACCACCAACTATGGAGGCGTGACGGTCAACGTATACGGTGCGCCTGGACAGGACGTGGACGAGCTGGCGGATATCATCGAGGACCGTATTACGCACAACGTTAAGAAGAGAGGCAACGCATGGTAGTAAGTGATTATTTTACCTATGACGGCGTAAAATCGTCCGATTTTGGCGTTTATATTTCAGGCACCGAGACCTTTGCGGTGCCGGGCCGCGCCAGACAGATGATCTCCGTGCCAGGCCGAAACGGCGACCTGATCATGGACGATGGGCGTTTTGAAAATGTCGAAGTGCGGTACTCCTGTTTTATCCGCGAGGATTTCCGAAGCCGTTTTTCGGATTTTATCAATTTCTTGGCAAAGTATAAGAGCTATGCAAATTTAGAGGATACTTACCATCTAGACGAGATCCGGGAGGGTGTCCCAATGCTTGCATTTTTGCCACAGACAGGGCCCGCAAACGCATCCGGGCGGTTTACAATTTCTTTTAATTGCAAGCCGCAGAGATACCTGGTGGACGGCCTGACGGAGGTGGTCTATGACGGATCAGGGGATCTGATCGACGACTCCATCCTCAACCCGACGGATATGGTGGCGCTCCCGAGCATTGACGTTTACGGTTATGGCACCATCCACATCGGCACCCAGACGCTTACGATTTTGCAGCATGGGAGCCCTTATATGCGGATCGATTCCGAGTCCAAGGACGCGCACCATGGGGCGGTAAACCTTAACGCCTATTTACAGGCAGACGACTTCCCGGTGTTAGAGCCGGGGCTTAATGTTATTTCCTCCGATGACACGACGATCACGGAGATAGACTTAACTCCGAGGTGGTGGCGCTTATGATCCCGATTTTATATGACGCGGCGGAAACCGCGTATACCACGCAGGGCCTTGGCCGGCTGCCGGACGCGATCTCCTGCGTGGTCGAGGAGGAGCGCAACGGGGCCTATACCCTCACGATGCGCTACCCCGTCACGGGCCTCCATTTTGAGGAGATAGCCCTTAATCGGCAGATCATGGCGACGCCTGCCTATGGAAAGGATCCGGAGCCGTTTAGGGTGGTACGGATCACGCGCCCGCTGGATGGTGTGGTGACGGTAGAGGCCAATCATATAAGCTATGACCTCAAAACGGTCACGGTGGCGCCCTTTACGGCTGCCGATTGTGCCGGTGCATTTACTGCCATGCAGGCGGCTGCGATGGATGCTCTGCCCTTTACTTTTTGGACTAACAAGGACGTGGCGGCGGCATACAAGAGCGTTAAGCCTGCCGCTGTCCGGTCGCTCCTGGGCGGCGAGTCCAACTCGTTTTTGGACGTGTTTGGCACCGGCGAGTATGAGTTTACGCGGCGCCAGGTAAAGCTGTGGCTCCATCGTGGGAGCGACAAGGGCGTCTCGATCCGGTACGGCAAGAACCTGACCGCCATTGAGGCGATCACGGACGCAGACGGCACCTTTGCGAGCGTGGTTCCCTACTGGGAGAGCATGGACGGCGATCAGGTTGTGATCGGCACCAAGATCACCAGCGGCCACGAGAGCGAGTTCCCGGCTGCCGCCACGATTCCGCTTAACCTGTCGGAGTCCTTTGAGGAGGCCCCGACGGTGGCACAGCTTAACGCACGCGCTACGGCGTACTTGACAAACAATGAGCCCTGGGAGATCAGCCAAAACCTCACCGTGTCCTTTGTCAATCTGGCGGACACGGAAGAGTACAAGGACGTAGCCTCCTTGCAGGCGGTCAACCTTTGCGACACGGTGCACGTGGTGCATCCCGGTCTTGGCGTGTCCGTCAAGGCCAAGGTGATCCGGACGCAGTACGACGTCCTCCTGGAGCGGTATGAGGAGATCGAGCTTGGTAAGCCGAGGACATCCCTCAAACAAGCAATTGATCCCGTCACCAAGACGGAGATGACCAACCAGATCACGCAGAGCTCTAACTGGCTCATGGACTCCATGGAGGAGATGGTCGGCGCCCTGTTTGGCGTGGACGGCGGCCACATCAAATTTGTCAAGGCGGCAGACGGCCACATTTCCGAGATCTACGCGATGGACACGGATGATGAGGCCACGGCGGTCAACGTCCTCCGGATTAACTATCAGGGGATCTATTGCTCGACAAATGGCATTAACGGTACATATAACCTGGCGATCAGCACCGGCGGCACGATTAACGCCTCCCAGGTCTTAACCGGTACGCTCCGGGCAATCGAGATTAGCAACGGAAATGGGACGTTCCATGTATCATCTGCCGGAGAGCTTGAGGCGACTGCTGGATCTATTGGAGGCTGGGACATCGGCTCCACCTACTTAATTGGGCTCACCACGACAACAGCGGACAGTGAGCAGTATCGCGTCCATTTGCAGCCGCCGCAGGCAGACGGGGGGACGTGGGTGTTTAGTGTTGAAAAGTACACCGGGACTGGGTGGCTCCCGCTGGCTTATATCCGCATGGATGGCAAGGTCTACTGCACGGATTTGCAAGCGACAGGGGACGCGTCGGTCAGTGGTGACGTTGTGGCGCGAAAGACTGTGACGATTGGTGAGACTCTTGGCGTCATCGGGAAAACAACGCTACAAGGCGGCGCGACGATCAAAGGCGCGCTCACTCTGAGCGACGATGTAGATTTTGGCTCGTCTGGAACCTGGAAGGCGGGCGGAACTTATCGCACCGGAAATATAAAAATGCGCTTAATGACAGACGCGTCCGGGAATTACGTTTATTGCCCGTGCATGGACGCGCCGTAGGAGGTTATAGATGGCTGCAAAAAACGTGGTTTATATGATTTGGGAGTGTCCCTGCAAAGAGGCGGCGGCGTGTCCTCCTGTGTGGCAGTGGGACACGGGACAGCTCCTCCGGATCCAGGGGCTTGACATCGACACCGGCACGCAGGTCCATTTTAGCGCGAGCGGCGAGTCTTACACGGCCATCGTGGGTGTGATCGACGGCGTGGCCTATGCGCTGATCCCTGACGTGGTACTCCAGGAGGCCGGCACGGTGCCGGTATATATTTACCTGTCGGAGGACGATGCCACGGCTGAGACGCTGTACAGCGGCAAGATCACCGTCAAGGCAAGGCCGCAGCCGGCGGACTACTCAACGCCAACGGAGACGGAGGAGACCCTTTTCCAGCAGGCGATTGACGCGGTTCGGGAATCTGCTGACGATGCAGAGGACGCGGCTGTTTTAGCCCGTTCCTGGGCCGTTGGCGGCACCGGTACGAGAGCCGGGGAAGATTACAACAATAGCAGATTTTGGGCCGATATGGCGGCACAGCAGGCCGCAGAGGGCGGCTTTGTGTATTTTGAGATAGCCTATCCAGGATATTTGATGATGACACGCTCCGATAACCTGGATGATGATATAGATTTTGCAATTAACGATAGCGGTGAGCTGGAGGTGACACTGAATGAGTAAGAAGATAAACCTGGGCCGTGTGACGGCCTACGCGGACGCGGTGGCTGCTGGATATACCGGCACACGCGAGGAGTTTGCGCATGATCTGGCAAACGCGGCCAACTATGCAGCGGAGGCCGGAGACGCGGCAGAGACCGCGACCGAGGCCGCGACTACCGCAAGCACGGCAGCAGAGACAGCGACCGACAAGGCCGAGGAAGCAAGCGCGGACGCGGAGCAGGCCCACGCCGATGCTCAGGCCATCCTTGGGGCAAAAGAGACGGCGGTGGCGGCTGCTGCCACGGCATCCAGCAAAGCCGGCGAGGCCGCAAACAGCGCACAGCAGGCGGCGGCAAGCGAGACGGCGGCAGCAGGATCAGCGACCACGGCAAGCAATGCGGCCACCAGTGCGACGGCATCTAAAAACGCGGCGGCAACCTCCGAAACCAACGCCGCAAACAGCGCAAGCCAGGCGGCGCAGACCTTAACAAATGTTAATCAGGCCGGTGCTACACAGGTCGCCGCGATCCAGGCAAAGGGCAACGAGGTACTTAACAGCATCCCGGCAGATTACACCTCTTTGAACAACGACGTTGATGACTTAAAGAGCGATTTAA